ATCAAAAATATCTCTAAGAATCGTCGATTGGTTTGTCACAAATTATGCCAAAAAATATTTCACCGTTTATGAAATCCCCAAAAACAATTCTCCTGAAATGTCAAGATTCAAAGTTTTTCACGAATATAAACTCAAATTAAAAGCTTATTCCAAGAAAAATTTCGACCCCTTTTGTCGTTGGGAACGTATCCAAATCCCGTATGACGACCAATCCTCTATAGAAACCACAATCGGTCAACTCAATTTTTTCAAATGGGCTATTGAGAACCGTATTATTGATTATATTCAAGCTCATTATATAGAAATCGAAGATGATATGAATAGTCGTAATAGCACTTCTAAAAGAAAAACAGCAACTATAACACCAAGTTCAGGTGAAGGGGTAACAAGAAAAAAGCGCGAAGAACTTTCTATTTCCGCTTGTAAATGTATCAAAAAGGAAAACGTGAAAATTATTGTAAAATTCAGTTAACCCTATTATTTGTTTGTCATAAAGAATGAATGTAATAAGATATTTACGTGTAGGAGACGGTGTTCATTCTCAAGAATAGTTGCTGGGTCTTTTTCGCGCTTATAAATTTGCGTATATTCTTTCACGCCGATAATAATGACTTTCCTCATATATTCGTATGTTAAAGACCCGTATTCAACCATTTGCTTTTGGTAAGCTTCAAAAGAGTTCTTATGCCATATAGAGGATACACCTTTCGCCTCTAATGAAATCTTGCTCCAATATTTATACAAAATGGGCTCTAGTATTTCCAAACACTTGAAATATCGTTTTATTGTAAGTTCCGTATTGGGAATTGTTTGTAGCCTCAGTTCGACTTTTCGGAAAAATCCGCTGTATTTGAGGAGTTTCAAACGTGTATTGGCATCGACAAATCCTAGAATCAAGAGAACCAATTCTTCTGGAAACTGGTCGAGTCTTCTAGCAGTTGTTTTCCTCAAAAGAAGTTTCAGTTCTTGTTCCATATCCAGTTTCTTCTAACGATAATAATGGCTTTTCTTTCAACGCCTCAATTTGACGGAGTTTCTTCATATATTTTCTTGACGACATGGCACTTTTATACTACTCATTTAATAGTATAAAAGTCAATCGAATTTTCCGTTTTTAATATGCCGGGCACCGAACAATATTCATATCCATATCTTGACCGGCTGAATGATATACGGATTCCCCTTTGAATACCGTAAAAGTGGTTTCGCCCTTCCATAATTTGATAAATCGGGCTACATTAGAACTATAATCTGTAGCACATAAATTAGAGTTTAAGACAATATCAAGACCTATCAAAAAGGTAAGCATATGCTCTAACATTTCTTCTTTATTCAAATCGAATATAACTTTGTTTTCTTTGTTTATATGACGGACTTTATCAATATACGCTTTATTTTCTGAAAATCCCGATTCTCTTTTGAAAAACTCTGTTCCGTCCATTGTAAATCCAAATAGGTTCTCATTACATAACGTAATCACGCGAATATTCAATCCATTATTTTCTAAATATTTTACAATATCCAAATAACAATTGTAATCATCGGTTTGTAGAAAAATAGTTTTACAGTTCGGATTTTTTTCTAATAATCCTTTGATATATTCTTCTGTTTCAATAATAATAGATTCACATAACAATTTATCCCCCCTTCGAATAAAAATAGAATCATATGTCCCAGCAACTAATTGAAGGTCGTCCATTTTTTCGCGTATTTTGTTTTGGATAAAATCGTTATATTGATATACTTCGCGTATAATTCCAGCATATTCAAAATATGGGACATTTTCTAAAACTGTCCCATGACTGTAAGACCCATCGAATTCCACAGCGTCGTCATAAACTAAATCGAATGATTTGAAATAATCTGTCCAACCATTACAATATCCAAAAGTCCAATTACTGGAATCCAGCTTGAAATTTATTCTGCGTTTTTTACAATATAAATAATGATTCATTGTAAAAAAAAATTGGGAAAAAAATCCCGCTGCCCGATTTAGAACCGATATCATATATAGTATTATATCCCCATTTTTCTATATTATATTATTCTCGTAATGGTCTTTGATATTTATCCATTTTTAATGGTTCGGGCATAATTACAGGTAATCGGTCAATAATAGCCAGACTTTCTAATTCTTTCAACTGTGGTTGAATCGGGTTTTGAGGAGTCACTAAATTGGTAGAACCCGTTCCTTTCAAAAAGGAATCAATATCGGCAAAATTGCGAGAGAGAACAGATGGTCCCATTTGTCCACCGATAAGTCCATCCCCCGCATAATGATTGGTAAATGCTTGGCCGTTCCCCTGATTTTTATACATCGAATATAATCGTTGGTCTTCGAGACCTCGTTGTTCTGCTTTATAATTGCCCCTATCGTTTTTATTTCGTGTAGATGCCATTTATATTTTAATCACATAATTATTTTTACATAGATAATTTGTTTTTGATAAATATAAAATATTCATCGGTTGGGTTCTCATAAAGTCGAATAAAATCCGCAAAATAATCATAGGTTAAGAGAACACATAATCCTATTTCGGGGTCAATAGATAAGAATCTTCCAGCAGCGAGAACATATAATTCCATGAATCTTGGGTCATCTCTTGTTTTGTTTAGCATATCGGTCATACCACGGTCCATCGCTGAATTGTCATAAAGAAGTTCATCATATGATTCTGGGTCGGTATCGCGTAAATGCTCGTGTTCTCTCATTTGTTCTGTCAAATCCATTTTGAAATATTGTCTTAGGCATTCACGATACTGTTTATTGGTAGAATACATAGAATATTGCTAAAGAATAAATATCATATTTTATCGCGAATGATATTTATAGAAGGAAACGGGGTCTGCGAAGGCTTCTACGGCGTCTCGAAGAACGGCTTTTGCGGCCTTTTACCGAACGGCGTTTGGATGAACGTCTTTGGCGACGGCGTCCGCCTTGAATGGCGGATACTTCGCTTTGTGGAAGAGCGGCAGGGTCTGCTGCCATACGTGCGACAGCACCACTTGTAACATCACCATCGGCAGGAGAGGCTTGAGCGGCTATTTTGCTTTCTAATAGAGAGGACATACTATATGATATACGAAGAAAATGTATATCATTTACATTTGGATTTATCGAACACCGTTTTCTCTAGCGGAAGCACCCCCACGTGTCCAGCCATTCATAGCGAGTTCTTCTACAGAATAAGCTGGATTGGTAATTTGTAAACGCAAATCATCGCGGATAGGATAGGTTTGATAATCAATATATGGTTTTTCTGAGATGGTTGCAACACTCTTCATATCACGTATCATTTGGCCTTGTTGGAGTTGAGATTCTAGTGTAGGGTCTCCACCACCTCTTCCTAAATAGGGGACGGTGGCAAAAGGGCGGGCAAAAAGCTGGACTTTTTCGGTTCCTCTTTCTGACTCGATTTTATTCAATATCTGGGATTCAATATCAATCACAGAAGCCCCTGCGTTATTACCATTTTTCACTAAAAATCCGGGAACTTCGCTTGCGAATTTTAGAGGGCTTGTTGAACTATATCCGCTAAAATAATTAGATACAGAATAGTTTCCAAATCGGGTATTTTGGACGTTTTGTTGAGTTTGGTCAGGAGCATCCGCTTTCAAACTCGACATATTATTAAAAGTATATCCGTGAAGAGACGTCATAATATACTATAATAGTATTTTTTCTTTATGACAATATACAACAATCCTCATTAGTATAAAATGAGGGAACTCTCTTTATACCACCGAAGAAGGTTTATACCGGTGCGCTTTGCAGTAAATGGGACATGCCCCATAGGGGCATATTTGATACAACGTGAAATCGTTACTGATATCTGATTTAATATCTGATTTAATACCTGATTTAATTGGTATATCTGTCTAAATTACGAGCACAAGCAAATAAATTGCCTTCTTTACAAGATACCATGCTTCCATAACAAAAATCAGCGAATCCTGCTTGGTCATTAGGGATGGTTGTTGCTGGATTCGAATAAAAAGGTTGAAGGGATTGTTCAAAAACAAATTGTTCTCCTAAATCTGTAAATAATTTTTTAGCAATATCTGGTTGTCCAGGATTTTGGTCTATTACCAATTGTTGTGCTTGTTTAAGAATCGATTGATTTACCGATGTATTAAAAGCCGGTGGTGCGGGTTTTTTGTCAGGATTGTATTCATAATCTGGAAGAAGCACATTTGAAAATGGGTTTGTATCTGTTGGTGTATCAAATGTTTTTGCTGTATCGATTGAATAATTATTCAAAACAGCTAAAGCAGGGTTCTCAAATCCTTCTTTCTCCTTTTTCGTTGATGTTTTTTCTTGTTTACGATAATAATAGAGTAAATAAATAGAACCCAACGTAATAATAGATACTATAATGACTCGCGTATTTCTGTCATAAAGGAATATTATGAGGGTGAGTAAAAGAATGATACGAGAAACCGCATTTAGTTTTTGGTTGTATGTCATACCCTCTACAGGAAATAATTCAGTTATATATCGAGTATCCAAGAGAACATTCGGGTTCTCCGACCAAAATGGTATAAATAATTTGGATAATTTCTCGATGGGATTATTAGATATGTCTGTTTCACTTATAGAAAAATCACCTGATATTAAAGACATTATATATATTGATTATTATATTTTTTCACTAACTCTTTACTTTCGCTACGCAATACAATCGACCGATTCGGTCGATATACTGTGTAGCGCAATAAAGGGCGCACTTCGTAGCAACTCATTACAGCGAAGCGACCTTAAAATAAGACCATAGATAGAGTGACCCGATAAGGCGTGGAGGGGTCACTAAAATCTATGAATTATTATTCATGGAAAGGGTTAATATTTTTGTTTGATACACTTTTTATCCATTTGGAAAGTTTCAGTTTTTGTCGATTGAGGCACGATTTTTATAACACATTTTGATTTTTCTCCATAAAGTGGTTCAGTACATCCATCTTCTTTCTTATTCTTCTTTTTGACTGTTTTTCGACGTTTTTTCAATTCTTTATATGATTTTGTACATCTTGACCTAAAATGTTCGTATCTATCGCGAACCATATCATAAGTCAATCCTGATTTTTTTCGTAACATTTTGTTTATGACTTCGTGTAGGTCATATATATATCTGGAAAATGTTTCTCTAGATTCCATATGTTCCATCGTAAGTGGGAGTCGTTTGAAATTTTTTTTCAAGTTTTTACGACATTTACCACAGGGCAATACGTTTTGTAGATTGAGAATAAAATCTCGATAGTTTTTTTTATCATCGCAGGTAGGATGAACGGGATAATTGAAACTCATAGTATGGAGATAATGCCACATACTTGGTCCCCATACCATAGTTAGCATTCCATCCCCACTATTATAATCATCTATAGAATAAGGGGCTTTCATTTATAATAAATAGAGATTATTTTAGCAATCAAATTGGTTTATAATAAGCTAAAAAAAGTGTCTTTATACAATATAATGGCGAATTTAGTCTTGTATGTTGATAGTTTGTTAAAACCGTATTATCGTTATATTATTGCTTTTTTTGTGTTTGTGGTATTTGTTGCTGTAGCACGATATGCTTATCAATCTATATTTGTTAAAGCAAATCGTTTGAAAAATTCGACAAATATTGCTAATGCGAATAATATTAAACCTATTACAGCCATTTATTTTTTCCACGTAGATTGGTGTCCTCATTGTATTAAAGCGATTCCTGAATGGGATGCTTTTGCCGAAATTTATAATAATAAAGAAGTCAACGGCCGATTGATCCAGTGTTATGATATTGATTGTACTGATGACAACGGTGATGTAACCGTCCAATTTGACCCAATCGACGGAACTTCTACGAATATGTCGCCTACACCTATTAAAATTTCGAAATTGATTAAAAAATACAAAATAGACTCATATCCTACTATCAAACTTTCAAAAGACGATACGACGGTGGATTTTGAAGCAAAAGTCACAAAGCAAAATTTGATTCAATTTGTCACGTCGGTGTAGAAAGATGTTCGATAAATAATTCGCGACCCATTTTTACCAATTGTTCTCTATCTTCTTTATTATACAACACTTGTATACAATATTCCAGTGTTGTCCTTTGTTTTAAAACAATTTGATGTTTGATTGGTCGGTCATTATTATTAGAGAACATAGATGTTTGACGAATCACATTCGAAATAACGGTGGATAATATATCAACAATATTCGAATTTTCATCAATAACCGTTTTTGACAACGAATCAGAAGGGTTTCCCAAAGAAATTGCGAGAACTTCATCCGGATTCCCAGTATATTTAGAAATCGGGTAGTTCTCGTGAAATCCTCCATCCACATAACATTTATTACCTATTATCAATGGAGCAAAAAAAAAGGGCACAGAACAACTAGCATATATGGCATCGATGACACGCCATTCCGGATATGTCATAAAGGAAATATCGATGGATTGGAATTCATTCAATTCCGTCGTATATATATGTGCTTCAATACCTGTATATTCATATAATTCCCGTATTGTAATATGGATATCTAAATCCACGGATTTAAAAAGGGGTTCAAACATATTCTCGAAAAATCCGCGATGAATAATCCCTTTTGATTCATAAATTTCGAGAACCGAATACCGATTGTTTTTACAAAGTGTTTCCCATGGACGTTTTATAAGATAATTCAACAGAATATCTGGAGGGATTTTTAGCGAGACCATTGTTCCTATGATGGCTCCCACAGATGTCATAAAGATTGATTTGATATTGGACATTTGAACGAAACCTTGTGCTATGGCTTCGTAAATAATACCAAAAGCTGAGAACCCCCAGATACTTCCACCGCTTATAACCAAATGTTTTATTGTCGGTTCTTTTACACCCGCATTCTCCACAGGTTCTCCTTCTTCTTCTTCTTGTAAAAATGTAGATTCATTCATAGATAGATGGAAATAGATAAATATCTATATATTTTTTCTGTGGAAATACTATAATGTCCTGTTTATTGTATGTGAATGACGAAGAAGCTAATCATAAAGTGGATATTGACGAATTATATGAGAAGAAACATCAGCGCGATTTGAGACAATTGTCTATTTTCAAAAAGATTTTGAACCGGATTCATAAACGTATTCAATTGACGGGTCGAAATAAAAGGGCGGAAAAACATATTTGGTTTACAGTTCCCGAATATATATTTGGAGAACCCAATTATGACCAGGGTGAATGTTTGGGATATTTGGTCTCGACACTCGAAGAAAACGGGTTTTATATTAAATATATGCATCCAAATACGCTTTTTGTTTCATGGGAAAATTGGATTCCTTCTTATACTAGAAATGAAATAAAGAAAAAGTTAGGAGTGGTTCTCGATCAAAAAGGGAATATTATTGATAAAATGGATGAGGACATTCAAATAGAAAGTCATGACCCTGGTGTTCGACTTATTCAATCCAACGCTAAAAAAGAGCAGAAACAATTCACCTCTATAAAAGAGTATAAACCCACAGGAAATATGGTTTATAATCCTGAATTTTTTGAGAAATTAGAGAAAAAAGTCACATTTTCAGGGGTATAAAATTGAACCGAATATTCAAATAATAATCCATATCATTATTCCCTTTATGACAGAACCGAATATTCCTATTTTGAAACGGGGTTCGACCCCCAAACCGGATTCAAAAACGAAAACGAAAACGAAAAAGAAGAAAATACAGTTAAATACCATCGATAAAAATAAATTGTGGGCGATTTTCGATGAAGATAAAAAGGCGATGGATGAAAGCGAACCATCTCCCGAAATACAAACCGTTTATTCCAAAATGGAATCTTGTGAATTATGTAGTTCTCCATTAATAACTATGGACGACGGATTCCCTACTTGCACCAATACCAAATGTGGTTGGATGTTTCGTGATATATTAGATTATTCTCCAGAATGGCGTTTCTTTGGGGCGGATGATAAAAACGCAAATGACCCAACTAGATGTGGTAATCCTGTGAATCCATTATTAATGGAATCGTCATTTGGTTGTAAGGTCTTGTGTAATAATCGTTCATCATATGAAATGAAAAAGATTTCAAAATGGACTTCGTGGCAATCGATGCCTCATAAAGAAAAAGCGCTTTATGATGAATTCCAGTTTATTACTGTTATGGCACAAAACGCAGGTATTCCCAAGATTTTTATTGATGACGCGATGGTCATTCATAAAGATATATCGGAACAACAGATGTTTCGAGGATTGAATCGTGATGGTATTAAATCAGCATCTATTTATATTTCTTGTAGAATGAACGGTTGCCCGAGAACCGCACACGAAATAGCGGAGATTTTTAGATTGGATAAAGCGAGTGCTACAAAAGGATGTTCGATGGCTGTGAATATTTTAGCGAATATTGACCGAGGAGGAGAATCCCAAATTGAATTGTGTTCTACGAAACCTAGTTCCTTTATTGAACGTTATTGTAGTTTATTAGGCGTAAATCGCGAGTTATCGTTGCTTTCAAAGTTTATCGCTACTAAAATAGAGCAAAAGGCTATTATAACGGATAATATCCCGAATGCTATTGCTGCTGGGATTATTTACTTTGTTTCACAAGTATGTGGATTGAATATATCAAAGAAAGAAATTCATCTAAAATGTAATGTGAGTGAAGTAACTATCAATAAATGTTTCAAAAAAATGGATTTGATAAGGAATGATTTGATTCCACAATGTATTTTAGATAAATATAATTCATAAATTTTGTCATAAAGGGATAATTGAGAATGGAATTATTTTTTTGGGATTTTATCTTGAATTTTTTTTATGAAAAAAGTGTATAGATGTCGGAAAATATTTCTTTCGAGATTGATAAACAATTGGATGCTTTAGAACCTATTGTCGTCGAAGAGCCCGTTGTTGTCGAGGAGCCTGTTGTTGTCGAGGAGCAGGTTGTTGTCGAGGAGCCTGTTGTAGTCGAGGAGCCTGTCGTTGTCGAGGAGCCTGTCGTTGTCGAGGAGCCTGTCGTTGTCG